AACCGAAATAGTTATATTCTATACTCATAGTATTATTTAGTAAATCTTTCCATGTCTCTGAGTGTTTCTTTATCACTCTGAACTGACTGGTAGTTTGCATGTGCCTGAAGTGTAATGTCCGCAATCTCATAATCGGGATATGAAGTTATGAGTTTATGAATCAATCCAGCAACGTCTTGGTGTTTAACACTAGGTAAACTTTCGTCATTAAGAAGACCAAGATTAAGTGTGGTCATTTTATATCTTTTATCTGAGTTGTAAGTTAGATTATTTGCAAGGTGGTTGAGTTGTGCTTTCTCACTTGCATACTCATAACCTTTTGATATGTTTGGTTGACTTGCACGACTAGAGATATTGATTATGTATTTTGTTTTCTCACCTTGCCATGCTCTATGAGTAATACCTAGAATCTTTGCTTGGTCTTGGTGTGCAAGATTGATTAGAACATCACAAGGTCTATGACCATTGTATATCCAACAATTCTCTCCGTTCATTGTAATGTCTTCACAACGAATCGAAGTCACATCAATTGTCTGTCCTCTGAAAGGTGTTGCTTCAAGTGTATCTTTTATAATCTTTGCAAGACCACTACTTCCTGTTATTGCTACTCTCATAATATTCCTTCACTATATCAAACGATGGTTTTCCAAATAGTGAACCATCTACACTACACTTATTACAAGGGGACTTACTTCTGTCTCCCTTCATTAAACGTTTCCTAATCTTTGTCATAGGTTTAGAGAACCATACGTCATGTAAAGACATAGTCAATAGATTACCTACGACATGTTCTCTTCCCCAATCGTTAGAACAGAACAATACGTCTCCGTTCCAATCAACAAACATTTTATAGAAGGGGTAGTGACATGGTTTACCTTTTAGGTTTTCTATAGTGTCGTCTTCAACACCAACCCAATCTACAACACCACTTCTATTATTTAAAATCAATCCGTGTTTTTCGAAATCACCCCAATGCATTCTGAACTTATACATGTCTTCTCTTATACGAGCTTCATGCATCATAGTGTCGAAGTGTTCCATCTGTTCTATCCCGTCATAGAGATTTATATACAGTTGGTCAAGTCCACCTCGAAATAAGTTAGTCACATAATCTACAGTTAACTTATCTCCGTTAGTGTTGCACTCTATTGTTGCAGTCGGAAGATTGAATTTAAATGTCTTTACGATTTGTATAAAGTCGGGGTTAAGTAAGTTCTCTCCAAATCCACTAAAGGATATCTTACCCGAGAACTGATTGTCTGCAAGTTCTTCTGCAATAGTTTCTGCACCTTTAACTGTTAAGTGTAAGTTTCTATTTGGGAAAACCTTTGGGTCATGTCTTGGACAAAATACACAAGTCCTATTACAAAGTTCTGTTGTGTTTATCTCTACAGTAAGAATAGAATCTAAGGGACTATTACCCCTTATTTGATTAAAGTGTTTCTTCTCCTGTTCTCTCCTATGTTCAAGAAAATCGAATTGGTCAACTGCTGTAACTGGGATATTTCTTTGTTCCATGGTTTAACTGAGACTACACTTGAGGTGTCTTTCTGTTCCTGTATCTTTTTCACTTTGGTATTCATAACGAATTTTATCTCCTACATTAAATATTGGTTCGGGGATTACAATGAATACTGAACAAGTTAAGTCGTCTAACTGTTCACTCACTGGACACCCGTCAACCTTATAATAGTATGTAGGTGTTAAGAATGGTTTGGTTTCTTTGTCTAAGGGTAGACATGAGATAAGATAGGTTTCGTCTTCTTGATATACATATGCATTTTCTATAAAGAGTAGACCACTCTTCATTGCATAATCATAAGGGACTTCTAAACGAACTCCCTCATAATTTAATTCTTGTTGATATCTTGGACTTACTGGGTGGATATGTTTGACTTCTGAATCTCTAGAAGTAACCACCATCTCGTCTATCATCATCTTCTTCTCCCTTAACTGTTTCAGTTGCACTGACAAATTCATCAGATTCTTGTAAAGACTCGATTAGACTTTCTGTTTGAGTTGCAATACTTTCAATCATTGTATCTTTAGTATCAGTCGTTGAGACTTCAAAGTTTAAACTCTCTGCAACTTCTTTAATTTTAGATTTGGTCATTCCCTTAAGTTCGTCTGCACTAGGGATAACTAACTCTTCAAACTCTTCTTCTTGTTCCTGTTCAATTGCAGTGTCAATCTTTTGTTGAACTGCTTCTAACATTTCCTCTTCAGAGTCATAGGTGTTTATTTTCTTTTCTTCTTGAACTTCTGCTTCTATACTATCACCACTCTTCAACGTCTGTCTAGGCATGTTGGTTGAAGTAATAGGAACTGAACTTGGTTTTGCATAAGTAGGTTCTGTCTTAGTATCCTCTTCTGCAATTTTTAGTTCGTCACTTCTTTGACTTGCTTCTAATGGGTCAAGTAATACTCTCTCCCTTCTAGAAACTTCTGTATGTTCTTCGAATGACTCGTTGAATTGTTTTTCATCGATATCATCTTGAACCATTTCGTCAACTGCTTTGTCAACCTCTGCATAGAAGTCTTCGATATTGTTATTTGCATCTTCGGGAACTTCTATTTCAATTGTAGTCTCAGTAGGGAACTCTGATACTGGTGAACCATTTGCATCATATCCTTCTTCTACTGGTAAATCAAATCCGTCATCTTCAGTAGACTCATTACCGAATACCATTTCTTCGTCTTCAACTTCTGTTTCAGTTTGGTCTTCCCACTCTTCGAATGCTTGTTTAGTGTCTGCAATCTTTTGTTCGAACTCTTCTTGTGGAGTTGCAACTGGATTGGTATATGTTGTTTCTGATTGTGGAATGTATGAAGGTTTGTCTTGAACTGTTTCTTCTGTTGATTCCTCGGGATTAAGAAGTCTTGCCATTGCAAATGCTTTAGAAGTCTTCTTAGGTGTCTCGTCAATAGTTCCCTTCTGTATTTTAGTTTCGGGAATTGTAACTCCATGTTGTTGAGCAAGTGTGGCAGCTTCCTCTGCAGATAACTCTACGAATCCATCTTGGTTTAATGAACCTTCTTTGACACCGATAACTCCATCGTTGTTCAAGTCCATTTGAATACCATGAGACGCAAGTATTGCTTCTAGTTGTGCAACTTTGAGTTCTGCGTCTTTTCTTTGTTTACGTTGGTCTCGTATCTTATCAGTGAGTTGTGCTTTCTCTTCTTCGATTAGTTGTTGTTTTGCAACTCTATCTGCTTCTATTAACTCATTGAGTTGTCTTTGTGCAGTCTCAACTGACATGTTATAGTCGGTTAGACCTTTTTGGATTTCGTCTCTAACTGCAACTACTGTTTCTAGTTCTTCTAATTTAATAAGTCCACTCTTTAAGTGCAACTGTAATAGGGTAGAAACTGCTTGTGCAGAATTAGGGTTAATACCAATCTTGTAATTAGCAATACGTTGTTGTACTCTTTCTAATTCAGTCGGTTGGGTTGGTGCCTGCTCTGAGGCAAAATTTGTTGGTTCACTTGTCATTCCAATACTCCATGGAGTCCTACTCGACTAGAAAGTTACACATAGAAGTTAAACTGAAACTTCCTTTATTTTTATGTATAGTCTCTGAGGACACTAATATTTATTTATTTAATAGCTTCGGGAAAGGCTTTTTGTGCAACATCTTTAGTGATGTATTTAAAAGGCCATGTTCCGTCTTTTACTAATTCCATTAACTCTGCTTCTTTAGCAGGTATCCCTTCTAACAGTTGAATCCACATTGTCTCTCTACGAGTTTGTGGAACCTCTTCTGTTACAAAGTATTTAAACTGTCTGAACTCAAATCTTAAAGAAGTTTGTGCAAGGTCTGAAGCAGGTGCTTCGTCTCTGTTGTAAGGTGTCTTCCCTTTAGGAAGTGTTGAATTGATATTATCATCAAACACCCACTGAATGATTTGTTTTACTGCACCATTCCTTTCTGAGAAAACTCTAAGACCTTGAGCTGCTAAGTCTTCACTCTCTTGTGCAACTATTTCTGCTTGACATAATATCTCATATGCATCTGCGTCTTTAGGTAATTCAACTCTCTCTGTAATGAGTTCTAATTTTGGTTTGTTAGGAGCACCCTTTGGTCTACCCCTTCCTTTTTTTGTTGTTTCCGTCATAACGAAAAATCTCCTATGTTATCTAACAACTCATTTAACCTATGAGTTCTTAGGTAGTCAAACACTTTACCTTTTACTGGTGCAGTGTTTTCAAATTCACTTAAAATGCTATCTTCCACGTCTTCGGGAATGAAATCAAAATCAATAAGTGTTTGATTTCTTAAATAGTTCCTATAGTATTTATCGTCCTTTTCAATCGTGATTCTGAGATACTTATCTTTGATTGGTTTACGTAATGGTGTTTGTCTAATACCTTCTACCATACAATCATCACTGGATAGGATATTAGGAATCCCATCTGACTTATCTCCAGTAAGAATATGTTCTTTTAGAAATAGGGAAGGGTCTTCACAATCAATAAACTTATTAAGATTAG